GTAAAGAAACTTATTACTTTAATGGTTACCCCTGGTGGAGAAGTCAAGGTGTTTGACAAAAGAAACAAAGGGGATTATATTAAGTTATTAGTTCGTTATATTAAAGAATTTGTACATTACAATACTAGGCAAGATGGAGAATGAATTAGAAAAGGTTCTAGAGAGCAAATTCTTTTGCCCATCTCGTTTTGCTCAAGAGATTGAAGAGATTGTTCATAGTTCAGATATGAACTACATTGATGCAATAGTTTATTTTTGTGAGCAGAATAATATTGATGTGGAGTCTGTTCCTAAACTGATTTCAAAACCATTGAAAGAGAAGATTAAGTACGAAGCAATGGAACTTAATTTTCTCAAAAAAACATCCCGTGCCAAATTAGTTTTTTGAATGATGCCATTTGATGCTTATCGTGAATACCTTGCTCTAAAGAATCACTTTACAAAAGATTCTTATGATTACTTCAAATATAATAAGAAAGTAAGAGCATCTGTACAGTCTTTTTATAAGAGGAAAGATCGTTTTTGGTTTGAAAAGTTTGCAAGAAATAAAACCGATCAAGAAGTAGTAGATTTCTTTGTTGCAAACTTTGTTTCCTCTAGCAATCCAGAAACAATTTGGATTGGAGAAATGATGAAGGAAGGTGAAGATAGATATCAACAATGGCAAAAGAAAGTTCAATCGCTTTCTTATATCTTCAAAGAAGAAAGTCAATCTTTGTTTGAAGAACATAAGTTTGAAGAAGTTTTTAGTTGCTCAAAGGGTCATCCTCCCATACTCAAAAAGTTCCTGAGCGGGAAAATTAGCCTAGAAACCATGGTGATATATGATAGAATATTCCTGTACGGGAATACCTTTGATAAGAAACTCAAGGACCCAGTGTGGGAAACCGTAAGTCTCAAGATTAAAAAGTATAACCCGTTTCTAAATATTGATGTATTCCGTTATCGTAAAATTTTGAAGGAAGTTATTTTAGGAGACAGATGAGTTTTTTTGATTCTGAATTTGTTCGTGCAGAGATGACTGAAATCTCTGAACTTCAAGAAGAAATTTATGGAAGTGTTTTTAAGTTTCCTTCAATGACGAAGGAGGATAAAATTCGTCATGTAGATCTTCTTGAAAAACTATTGAGCAAGCAACAGGTTTTGTATACTCGTATGAGTCTGTCTGATGATCCTGAAGCAAAGGAAATGAAAGAACGCATTTCAGACTCCGCTAGAATGATGGGACTTCCTCCTGGTGTTGACATGAATGTTATTTTTTCTAACATGACCAAAATGCTGGAAGTGATGAAGGAACAGATTGACAAAACTGGTTCAGATCTGTAGAATAACGAAGTACACAAAAGCCAAATCCGTACACAATCCGAGGTAATCTAATGTCTTTTAACGATCTCAAAAAGCAATCTTCTCTTGGTTCGCTCACTGCGAAACTGGTAAAAGAAGTAGAGAAGATGAGTACAACTTCTGGTGGCGCAGATGAGCGTCTCTGGAAACCCGAAATGGATAAGACTGGCAATGGTTTTGCAGTCATTCGTTTCCTTCCTGCTCCTGAGGGTGAAGAACTCCCATGGGCAAAAATGTATTCCCATGCCTTCCAAGGTCCTGGTGGTTGGTACATTGAAAACTCTCTGACTACCATTGGTCAGAAAGATCCTCTTGGTGAATACAACCGTGAACTGTGGAACAGTGGAACTGAAGCAAATAAAGAAACTGTTCGTAAGCAGAAGCGTAAACTGTCTTACTACTCCAACATCTATGTAGTGAAGGATCCTACCAATCCTCAGAACGAAGGTAAAGTCTTCCTGTTCAAATATGGCAAGAAGATCTTTGATAAGGTTATGGAAGCAATGCAACCTGAGTTTGAGGATGAAACTCCTATCAATCCTTTTGACTTCTGGCAGGGTGCAAACTTCAAACTGAAAATCGTGAAGAAGGATGGTTATTGGAACTATGATAAGTCTGAGTTTGGTTCCGTTGAACCTCTCCTGGATGATGATGATGCTCTGGAAGCAATCTGGAAGAAAGAGTATTCTCTTGCTGCAGTAACTGCTCCTGATCAATTCAAGTCTTATGAAGATCTTGAGAAGCGTCTGAAGATGGTTCTAGGTCAAAAGACTTCTCCTGCACAGTCTCGTGCTGTGGTTGAACAGGAAGAAGAGTATGATTCCTATCTTGAGAAACCTTCTGTTGAAAGTCGTGTTGTGGAAGAACTGGAACAGTCTTATGCTCGCTCCAAGTCCCCTACACTTCCTGTAGTTACTAAGGAAGTTGATGAGGATGAAGATGATGCTCTTGCCTATTTCCAGCGTCTTGCTGAAGATTGATCAAGAATAAAGTCTAATATTCTCTGCTCTCTTAAGGGTTTCACTCACATACTGGGTGGAACCCTCTTTATATGGCATGATCTCATCTAGGTCATTCAATACTAGATTTAGATAATCTCCTTTTAGAACAAAGATATTTCTTTTGGCATTTTCAATTTTGCTTTCGTAATCATAATTTGTAACTGGAATAACAATGTTTGTCTTTGTAATATAAGATTCTAGTCTAGAATCATAGTATTCAACACTATAATTAGAATCTACAGTAAGTCCTGCAGGAACAATTATTACTCCTGAACTGTCTATAACTTGCGTAGTTTCATAATGATGTATTCCAAATATCTTTTCATCAGATCCATACTTATTAATAAGAAAATTCTGAAATGAATCTTGAGTTAATGGCCATTCTGTCTGGACATTCAAAATATTATTTGAAAGAAGGATTAACCAGTCTAGAGTTTCATCTCTGTAAACTTCATATGCTACATTATCAGGACGATCATCTCCAATGATTTGATACTTGGTGAAGAAAGTTAAGTCTCCAAAAATATCATCACGAAGTTTTCCACGTTTAAAAAGATTTTTAACAGTTCTATATTCTGATATATTTTTAGTATCAGCAGTTCTGCTGACATACTCAAAGTTTGGGACTTGGCGGAAGTATGTTGGCATCTTAGTAACCTATTTCGTCGTTTGCTAAAGGTCTTCCTTGTGTAGTAGGTGTTTTTCCAGATGCTCCACCATAATCATCTTCATAAATTGGTTCAAGTTCACTAAATCTGAGAGATAACTGATATGATGTCATTGTTTTTCTTTCATCATTATATGTCATGTATGTTCCATCTGGAGTGTAATCAACATCGCAACTTAACAGAGCACATCTTTTAATTCTATTGATTGAAGGGTGCTCTGAAAACTTTTGTCCATCCCAGTGCTGATACCTAATTGCAAAAATATTTGGAGATTGGAGAAAAACATTTGTAGGTGTCGCTTTAACTGACATTCCTTGTTTAAAAAATCTAATAATTTTTCTAACTTGTTCTGCTTCTTTTTGATCTCTTGGAGACATTCTAAAAGTGAATGCAAAAGGACGTAAAGAAGGTCCGTTAAACAGTAATTCTAAGTTTGGGTTTAGTACTGCTCCGGTTGCCCTTGATAATAAATTTTGTGTTCCTACTGCTTCCTGAGCAAAAAATGTTTTAAATGCATCTTGATATAATCCTTTTGTGGTTACTTCTCTAGCTATCACTCCCATAATGCGCGATACATTATCTCCAAGTTGAACTGCATCATTGCTTCCAATAATCTTCATGGAAGCAGCTGCTCCATATGCTTGAATAGCATTCAATGTTCCTCCACTCCAATCAACACTGTTGTTGTCAGTGATTGATGGTTGAATTGGTAAAGTTACTGATCCTTTTATTTCCTCCAAATTACGCCTATCTATTGTTCTTACATTAGATTCAAAAGAATTTGGATTTATGGTACTGCCAGTTAATCTTTTCATAGTAAAAGTTATTCTATCCTGTTTATTACTTTCTAATTCTTGTGGATAGAATAATGGTGGACCATAATCTTTTCTTACATTTTGAGATGGTATTTCTATATTGATTGGTTGCGCACTTTCTACCGCATCTCTTGCAGCAATAGTTTGAGTATCTCTTGCAACGTCTAATGGATCTCTTTGTGGTGGTGGTTGTTGTTGAACTGTATTTTTTTGTTTTGCAGATATTACTTGCGCAAGTCCTGATTGAGTATTTACTGCAAGGTTTATTAGATTATTTTGTACTGCCTCATAAAACCTACCACCACTTGTGGTTAATGACTGCTGTGCAATTGCTCCTAAAACTGGATCTCCTATTTTTGTGGGAGGGTTGGTGACAGGAATTCTTCCAGCATCGGCGTCTGCTTGACCATAAGTTCTGAAAGCATAAGTTTTTCCACCATCTTCAGTAAATCCCGCGTTAACCCATCCAGCTTGCTTAAAATTGGCAAGAGAATCTGCAGTTCCTGGAGTCCAAGTATCTCCCCCAGTTCCTGGAACTTTTCCTTTAGCAAAAGGTGTATAATATAAATCAGTTCTTGCCGTTCCTTCTATGGGTTTTCCGTTATTATCTACCTCATAAGTTGTTACTGTTCTAAAGTAAAAATTTTGGTCATCTCCATATAATGTTTGTGCAAATTGCCCACCATAGATATATTTTTTCTTATTAGCCATCAGAACTCCTCCCCAACTACAAGAGGATTAATCATCTCAATTTTTTGTGGAGAATGAGACATTTATTGATACTTTTTATCTATTTATGGGGTTCTTCTGAAGAGAGCATATGAAATATCACGTAGATCATTAATCTCGCTTTTTCTGACAAGATGCAATTGACCGGGTATTTCTTCCCAAGTATAATTTCTTGTCTGTCCCCAATGAAAATTTAATCCTTTAAATCCCCATCTCTGAACTTCAAGACATGCGATGAGTGGATGTTGGTCATATTTCATATCTGGGCTTTTTGCCTTATAAACAAAGGTATAATAATTTCCAACATCAGGTACTATTTCTATTTCTTTTAATGTATCCATAATTAAAATCATCATTTCTTCTGGATCATCCATCATCTTAAGATCATCTTTGATTCCAATAATTCTATTTGATCCAACAAGACTTGAATATTGGTTTTGATTTTCTGCCATTAGAATAGTTCTTCTTCTGTGATGACTTTAAATTGCACCAATCTATCCTTACACCATTCATCTGCTGCTTTCCATTTTGCTTGATTCACTGCATAAGTTTTTGCTTCATGAAGAAAGGATTTTGTCACTCTTGATTTTTGTTTTGGTGGTGCAGTTTGTTTCTTTGGTTTCACTTCAATCACATATGTTTTGATTTCTCCAGTTTGTTCTTTGACTTTAATAATAAAGTCTGGAAAATATCTGTGAACACGATTATCTACAGGAGAAACATAAGGAATCCAAAATTCTTCTGATCCATATTCTAAAATATTTTCGTTTAAGTCGCACCATTTCATAAATCTTAGTTCCCAACTGCTACGATACACTATATTTTGTGGATTTCCTTTATACTTTTTTGGATTTTTTGGATGAAAAAATCCTTGATGATACTTTGAATCACTAGGCATTTGTCCATCCCTTATGAGATTTATTTCTTCCAGCAACAACATGTTGTAGGCATCCAATGTTTAAATTATTTTCTTTTGCAAATTGAGTAAGATTTTTTATTTCTATTATCATTCCTTCTGGAGAAATTAATTTATATTTTTTACTATTTTTTTCTGATAATGCTTTTTTTGTACTTTCTAAGCACGGTTTTCCTTTATGTGGGCTTTCATTATTTTTAAACCATTCTTTCCTTTTTTCGCTTTGCTTTTTTCTTGTTTCTTCAGAATGAGTTTTGCCCCACATTGGATTCAATTCTCCAGTTCTTGTACTACCATACATACCATTTTTTTCTCCATAATTTGAACGAGACAATTTGAAAGATTCGTCCTTGTAAAGTTCTAATGTTATTTTTCTTAGTTTTTCTTTAGTTTCTTTTGTATGTTTCTTTCCATAAAATGGATTTAATTCACCTTCGCATCCAGAAATTCCTTCATATAATTCGCAAATTAATTCCCCAGAAGAAGAAATATTGAATAATTGATTTAATTTTTTTGAATTAAACTTTATAATTTTCTGCATCATGAATTAACGATATATTATTATATATACTTTCTGCCATTATCCTTACTACATAATATATCAAGTAAAAGTATTTATAGATAGATGTCTTCACCCAATCCATCAAAAAAAGTTCTGGCGGATTTAAAAGCATCTATTTTAAATCCATCACTTACTTCAACATATCAGTGTTGGTTTCAACCATTTAATCTGAGTGGTAATAACACATTAAAAGATTGGTTCTCTAATAGATCTGCTGCTGGATTAGGAAATTACACCGATTCTCAAGATGAATTTATTTCTTTGTCATGTTCAGAAGCATCTCTTCCAGGTTCTTCTTTAGCAACGCATGAAATTAATAATGATTATACTGGAGTAACAGAGAGACATGCTTATCGCAGACAGTATGATGATAGAGCATCATTTACATTTTATGTAGATCATGATTATGAAATAATATATTATTTTGAAAACTGGATGTCTTATGTTACCAATGAACAGATAACAAATTCAGATACTCTTGGACCTGGAGTAAAAAATCTAAATTATTCATATCGTGTAAATTTTCCAAAAGATTATCAAACATCAATTTATGTAAGAAAATTTGAAAAGGATTATACAGGAAGATCTTTAGAATATCAATTTTTAAATGCTTTTCCAATCAGCATTGATTCAATGCCAGTTTCTTATGATTCTTCTCAATTATTAAAATGTACAGTATCGTTTACTTATTCTAGATATATCATCGGTGGTTCAAAATTAATGGCAGATGATATTACTGATGTATCAAGACTTCCCAATTTTCCTGTTGGATATACAAGAGCTGGATCTGTTGATGTCAATAACACTCAAAGACAAAGTGAGTGGATTACTCCTGACGGTAGAGTAGTAAAAATCATAGAACCAATTTATTGAGATAATAAATAATCACACTGAAACTTTCTATAGGATATTATGCCTTTACCAAAGATCTCTACACCAACGTATGAGTTGGAATTGCCTTCAACTGGACAAACAATTCAGTACCGTCCATTTCTAGTTAAAGAAGAAAAACTATTAGTATTAGCATTAGAAAGTGAGAATACAAAAGAGATTACAACTGCGATTAAAAATGTAATCAAATCTTGTATTCATACCAAAGGAATAAAAGTAGAAACTCTACCTACTTTTGATATTGAATATCTGTTCTTAAACATTCGTGGCAAGTCTGTTGGAGAAGAAATCGAAGTCAATATCATCTGTCCGGATGATGGGGAGACTTATGTTCCTGTCAAAATCAGTATTGATGATATTAAAGTAGAAAAGAAAGAGGAACATACTAACAAGATTCAAGTTGATAAATCAATCGTGATGGAAATGAAGTATCCATCACTGGATCAGTTCATCAAGAGTAACTTTGATTTTAATTCTGATGGTGCAATGGATCAATCATTTGATCTAGTTGCAGCATGTATTGATAAGATTTATAATGAACAAGAGGTTTGGGCTGCTGCAGACTGTACCAAGAAAGAACTGATAGAGTTTCTAGAGCAAATGAACTCAACTCAATTCAAAGAGATTGAGAAGTTCTTTGAAACAATGCCTAAACTTTCTCACGAAATCAAAGTCACAAATCCTAAGACTGAAGTTGAAAGCACTGTTGTGCTGGAGGGACTCTCAAGTTTTTTCGCATAGCTCTAGTCCATATGGACTTGGAGAGTTACTTCAAGCTTAATTTTTCGTTGATGCAATACCATAAATATTCATTAACAGAGATTGAAAACATGATGCCTTGGGAACGAGACATCTATGTTGAATTATTAAGAGCTCATTTAGAAGAAGAAAAACTAAAACAACAGCAAAATGGGTCCTGACGAGTTAGATGATTTACTGGCAAGTATAAGAGCGGAAGGTAAGAAAGATTCCGCTCTTGCTTTGTATGAAGGTGTTCGTGAGGATGATTTAGTTGATGAGAATGTAGACGAAAGAATATTAAAGTTACTTGGACTCGATGAAGTTTTTGACATTGACTATGGAACATATGTTACTCTTCTGAAAGAAAGACTTGCAGCATCCAGAAGTTTCAGTAAAAAACTTTCCACAGAAGAAGACGAATTACTTGTTGAAGAGTTTAGAAAAGTCAAAGGAAAGGTTGGTAGATTTAAGATAAAGAGAAAAAAGATTACAGCAGAAAACATTGGCGTAACTGGTCCTGTCAAAGTTTCTACTGAAAAATTTTATCTAACATCAAAGGCAATCATTCCACAACCAGCACTTCCTGCTGGTGAACAATCGGATGATATTAAGGGTATCAGTGAAGCACTTGATGACATATTGAAAAGTATTATAGGGCAAAATAAAGCAGAGAAGAAAAAAGCAGACGAAAGTAGAAAAGAGGATGAACAAAAAAGAAGAGTAAAAAGAGAATCGGAATTAGAAAAACCACTAAAGAAAGCACTTGGATTGGTTAAAACTTTAGTAGCACCATTCCAAAGTATTCTTGATAGAATCATGCGATTTATTCAATTTACTTTGATTGGATTTTTAGTTGACAAAGTTTTAAAATGGTTTGCTGATCCTGCAAATGAGAAGAAAATAAAAATCCTTGGTAGATTCTTAAAGGATTGGTGGCCTTCATTAGCATTTGCTGCTGGATTATTCTTGACTCCGCTTGGAGCATTTGTTCGCGGAACTATTAAAATGCTGAGAGGATTTATTCCTCAAATGGTTAGATTCATGGCTGCTCATCCATTAGTATTTGGTGCTCTTGCTGCTGGTGCTGGTGCATATGCTGCTGTTCAAATGAATGAAAAGTTTAGAGCGGAGCAAAAGAAAACTGACAAAACAATAGTAACCCCCCAAGAAACTGCTAAAACAGGAAAAACTCCTCCTCCTGCACAATTACAACAAGAACAAGTTCTCCAAAGAGGACTTGGTGGATTGTTTAGTGGTGGTGGTAGAGTAAGAAGAAAATCATTCTTTGGTGGTGGACAAATACAAAAAGAATTGAACGTTAATGATATTGCTTTTGCTGATGGTGGTGGAATTAATGATGATAGTGGTTTAAGGATTAAGGGTGCTGGACCTGATACACAATTGATTGCTGCACAACCTGGTGAAATAATGATGTCCAAAAAGGCAGTTGATAAGTATGGGGCAAACTTCTTCTTGGGATTAAACAAGAAAGCGGGTGGAACTAACATTCCAAAAATGGCAAACAACATTCAACTTGTTCAAGGTGGTGGATTAATCAAAAGAAATATAAAGACATTTCAGGGTGGTGGAATAGTTGGTAATACTTTAAACTTTTTGGGGAATCTTGGTTTACCAAATACCGGAAGTGTGATGGCACCAAATTATACTGGAATGGGGTATCAAAATAAGTTTCTTGGTATTAACTTAAACAAAGTTAATCTTCCTCAAGTTCCTGGTAGACAATTTTCACAATCTGAAGTTCAAAGATATAATCAATCTCCCACTGCTCCAAGTACAATTAGAAATTGGAGTCCTTATGATCCAGTGCAAGTAAGTGTCCCTAAAACTAAACCATCAACGCCAATTTCGCAAGAAAGAAGAAGAGAGGCGGCTTTAAGAAGTACTCTCAATTTTGCTAGAGATGTGCAGAGAGTTCCTGGTGCATCAAGTGTTGGTGGTGGACTTTTGCAAGATACAATTAATCTTGGCGAAAAAGAATTAAAAAATCAACTTGAGACAGAAAGACAAATAAATCAATTGCTAGGTCCACAGTCTAGAACAATGCCTGTCGGAACACCAACAATCATTTCTAGAAGTCAAACCATTGTGCTGCCACCACAAACAATGTCAGGTAAAAAACCAAGTGTTCCAGTTAAGACAGGAACACAAATACCCGATGTTTCAATTGTTGCTATGATTCCTCATAGAGAAATTGTAATTCAATCTCTTGGAATCGGTGACTTAATGGGAGTAGGATGATATGGCAGTTATAGATTCCAAAAAATTATTACCATCTGGTAAACCCGGTGGTTCTATTGCAGAGTCCCAAAAACCATTTTTGGTTCCTGTAAGTAATATCATCTATAAAAAAGATGTTAATATATCTCAAAAACTTTTAAAACCTGCGGATAGAGAAACACAAGAACCTGGTGGTAGTCTTGTTGTTGTCAAAAAGAAAGTTTTAAAAATCAAAGATATTATTAATAGTACTTACTTAATTCAACAAAGTGAAAACAATCGTAAGAGAAAGGAAAAACAGAGACAAAAAGCAGAAGATAGAGAAAAGAAATTAGAAACTAAACCGGGAGGAAAAGTAGATTCTAATAATCTATCAAAGGTATCTTTACCTGGAACAAGTATTCTTGATACAATTAAAAGATTTGTTATTTTTACTTTTGTTGGATTTTTATTTGATAAGTATAACCAATACCTTCCTAAGTTATTAGAATTTGGAAAGTATATTGCGCCTGTCACTAAATTCATTGATGCATTTGCAAAAAATGCAATTGATGGTGTTATTAAATTTATTGATTTTGGTTATCAGACTTATGATAATGTTCGTAAGAAAATTGATGATATTGGTGGAAAAGATGCTGTTAAGACTTTTGATGAGTTCTCAAAGAATTTAAATCTTATATTGAATGGTGCTATTGCTGCATCAATGTTGATTGCAAGTACTTCGCCGGGAAAACCAGGAAGACCTGGAGCACCCGGAAAAATGCCAGGAGGAAAACCATCAACTCTTCCGAAGAATGTAAAACTTTCTAGTTACTTGGAAAGAGATCCTCAAACTAAACTGATTGAAAGAAGATATGGTAATGATGCTGCAAGAATGTATGAGGCAAGAAAAGCACA